GATGGCCCGGGAGTTTACTATCCAAATGACCATGATGCGCCGGATGCTAACCTATGTCTCCCAGACAGTAGCAGCGTCCGCGGGTCCGGCAATGAAGCAAATTGTCAAGGACTCGACCGAATGGTTAAAAGTAAATCGTGAATTGATCCAATTGCGTCTGGAGAATTTTGTTAATGGTGTTTCGATGGGGTTTGCTCGTTTTTACGATACTCTGCAAAAGATCTATAGTGCATTGGAGCAGGTCATCCCGGGGTTCAGTGAATTTGTTAATGTAATGACTTCAGCCGAATCCATTTCTACGGCTGTTTACACGGTTCTCCTAACCCTGGCCGGAGTCCTTGTCTGGATGGCAGGGGGCTGGCTTCTTGTTGCCGCGGCCGTTGGGGCAGTGGTACTTATCATTGATGATCTCATCACATATTTTCAGGGTGGGGAAAGTGCTATCGGGGCACTGATAGAAAAGACCCAGGAACTCTACCAGCAGTTCAAAGAGACTTATCCGAATATTGCCAAGTTTGCCGAGCAGGTATGGGATATCCTGGTCAAGATCGGTAAGTGGACCGGAGGGGAGATCGTCAAGGCCTTCAAAGATCTCTGGGAAATCGTAAAAGTCATTGCCGATGGTTTAGAGTCTATATTTGGATTCATGCTGAAAATTGTGGACAAGGCCATGGGGTTCACCCTGGGAGATTTCCTCATGGGGGATTGGTTGGTCAATGAGCCAGGTACGGGTAGAGCCCCCATGTCTCCAGCAACCCAACAGAATATCCAGGGTCCAGTCGTCCAACAGCAACCCAGCAGCTCCTCCAATACCATCACGATCAACCAAAACATCACTGGAGTTAATGCTCCGGCGATAGCCGATGAAACCGCACGCGAAACTCAGCAAGCTCTTATTAATATGGTTCCGGGTGGTCTGGTCCCTGTTACACAGTAGGAGACTGAATGCTTCGCTATCCAAATACTACCACTTGGTCAGATAGAACAAGAACTGCCGTTGATACCTTCGTCGGTGGAGATGTAGTAGCTATTGTTCTTCGGCAATCCATGCGATTGAAGGCCTTTGCCGATGGTGCTGCCTTTCGTGCTCGTCAGCAACAGCTCACCACCATAAGAGGAAATGTATTCAACCCGACGGCCTTCGTTGCGGATATTCCTGTAACGGTGATCCAACAAGAAGCATACGAGCTCTCAGCTGACGCCACACAATATCCAGTGGAATCCGGAGCTATTATTTCCGACCACATTATTCTTCGCCCGATAAAGATCACAATCAGTTTTGAGGTATCAAACTGGGAGGGTGGAAAACCCTCCTATGCCATGGACTTGATAGAAGCTTTGTGGGCCAGGAGGATTCCGGTAGAGTTGATGACGAACTTCCGGAAGATTCCCAACATGGTCCTCACGAACTTCTCTGGATCCAATTCTGTTCCTCAGTGGGGGGTATTGTCCGGGAGGGCAACCTTCCAGCAGATTGGCTTAGGAGTTCTTCAGACGGTTCAATGGACTCGGGAAAAGGTTACCCCAACAGAGAAAACGGGTGGACCCGACACGACTCAAAGTGCTTTACCCGCGGAAAATAGTACTATCACACAACCGAAAACTTCCATTTTAGAAAAAGGCAGACAAGCCATTTTCGGGAAGAAATAATATGACAGAATTATTCTATGTAGAGTTAAGTCCGAGCAGCGGTTCGGGATTGACGGTTCCCCTGGGGGATACCCTGGTCACGCTGATTCCACGATATAACTATACGCTCTCCCTTTGGTCTTTGGATATTTTCGACGCCGAGGGAATTGTATTGGTTGCGGGGATTATGCTCATTCCCAATATTGATCTGTTGTCTCCCTATCCCCAGATAAAAAGAACTCTGGGGAGTTTGGTCCTTATAGAGTTAAACGTCGGAGATCATAAATCAGTGGATGCTATTGGGATAAATACGAAACTCCTTTGGTATGCTCCCGGGCAGGATGTGGTGTTGCCAGTATGACACAAGGAATAGCCCCTTATAGCCGGCAGGTCCGGGTTCTTATCGGTCCCGTTGAAGAATGGCGGGGTGGTGGTAATGCTGCCCAGGCCATTTCCTTAGATGGAGACGGAACCCAAGAGGGCTTTAGAATTAAGTTCAGCGTCCATAAGCACGTGATGAGCACTGCTACCCCGACGGTCATCCAAGTCTATAATCTGGGGCAGGACCTTCGGAATGCTCTATGTAAAAAGTCAGGTATCCAGATTGCTCTTTTTGTCGGATGGGCGAACACGGAAATGACTCTCCTATTTACTGGGAGTCTCCTCAACGTGGTCACAAAGCGGCAGGGTGGTAGTATAGTCACTGACTTGTTATCCAATGCCGCTTTCGGAGGTATGTCCCGAACAGTGATTGCTGCTACCTTTGCCGGTGGCATGACGATCAAGTCCATCGTGGAGATTCTTGCGCGGCAGATTCCTGGAGTGATTGTAGATTCAAAAAATATTACCATCAATCCTACTACCAAAATGGGATCGGTGGGGTTCAGTGTTTACGGGGCAGTCAATGAGGGTTTGGATAAACTTGCCCGAAGCTATGGTTTCAATTGGAGAGTGGAGAATAAGCTGTTCTATGCCAATATGCATAATCAACCCTGGTCCTCTGGACGAGTGCTTGTGAGCCCAGATACGGGTCTTGTCCGGGCGGAACCCATGCTCGCCGGACCAATGCAGCAAAAGTCGGGAGTTTCCATCCATTCCCTCTTGAATCCATACATCTCTCCGGGAGGGGTCGTAAACCTTCAAACTGTAATGAACCCGAATTTGAATGGAGATTACATTGTTCATTCTCTGTCCCACTGTGGGGATACACACGGTTCTCAGTGGGATTCAATGATAGAGTCCTGGGTTATAATGGGATAAATTATGGATCTACGATTAGCTACTCCCGAAATGCAGTTACGAGAATTTGTCGACCGGATGTTGATGCGGCAGAATACTGCTATCCCGGGCATCGTCAAATCGTTTAATGCCACACGACAAACGGTCTCTGCACAGCCAGCCATAAAGATGCGGACAAATATAGATGGGGTCGAGGGGTATGTGGAACCCCCCATCTTGGTCGAAGTTCCCATAGTTTATCCGAGGGCTGGGGGATATGCTTTAACTCTTCCAATAGCCGTTGGAGATTCCTGTCTCCTTCTTTTTAGTCAACGTGCCATTGATAATTGGCTGGACCGTGGGGGAGTACAACCACCTGAGGAGGGTGCCATTGGTTCACGTCACCACGACCTGACCGATGCTATAGCAGTATTCGGGCCATTCCCGACTCCCCAGGCATTGACAGGATGGTTGACCAATGGTATAGAGTTAAGAAATGCTTCACGAGGAACCAGGGTCACTATCCAAGGGAATGTCGTTACAGTTCAATCTGGGACTTCCCTCATAACGGTCAATCCGGATGGTTCAATAGAGATCACTGCTGCGACGGGGGTTACAATAAATGGACCCCTCTTGGTGACCGGAGCAATTGTATCCCAGACCTCCCTTGCCGATCCATTAGGCACTATGGGTGAGGTTCGGACAGTTTACAATAGTCACACCCACAATGAAGGTGGCACGGTTACTGCGACACCAAACCAGGGGATGTCATAATGCCATTCACGCTCGCTCTAAATGGAAACCATGATCTCAGCATTACTTCTCGGGGGAAGTTTGCTCTCATTTATGGTCCGGACGAAGTGAAGCAGAGGATTCTTGTGGCCCTCCGTCACTACTGGCAGGAATACTTCTTGAATGTCCAGGATGGGGTTCCCTGGTATGAAGTCATTCTGGGGTCAAAGAATAAGAAAACCATTGAGTTAATTATTCGGCGGAGCATTCTGGATGTCCCTGGGGTTATTGGTATTGTTTCCCTGGAAGTTCAGTTATCAACAACAATCACTCGTCAACTTGAAATTTACGGAACCGTTGAAGTCCAGAAGTATGAGGGCACTCTGAATACTGTAGCTATGAATTTCGTTATGTCTGCGGCTACAAACGAGTTTGCCGCGAGTGAGAATCCCTTTGCCTCTACAAATTGGCAGTTTGCTTTTATGTAGGATTAGGAGTACGATATGGTAGACTATGGAGTAACCGCTCTCGGCTTTACATTAAAACGGTTAGAAGACATTAAAAGTGATCTTGTAACCGCACTTTCTACTATCACTGATCCGGTATCTGGAGAAACTTTAACCCCCGACCTTGAGGACGAAGATGATCCCTTAATTCAAGTTGTGAATGCTTTCAGTGACTCCCTGGCAGAAGCGTGGGAACACTTACAAAGTTGTTACAACCAGTTTGATCCACTCCGTTCTTCCGGGGCTGGATTGACCGGCGTTGTGCAATTAAACGGACTTCGCAGAAGAGCCGGGTCACGTTCACTGACCCCTGTTATTATTACGGGGACTCCCAATACTATTATCCCGGTAGGTTCGAGAATTTCGACTGTGAATGATGTTCCTATATTCGAATTGCCGGCTTTGCAGATTGGTAGTGGTGGGACGGTAGTTGGAATCGCTTCCTGTATCGACGATGGGCCAGTGGTTGCCAATGTGGCCTCCCTGGTCAAGATAATGACTCCCATTTCGGGCTGGACGGCCGTAACAAATACAAGCGAAGCTTCCCTGGGAACATATGAGGAGACAGATGAGGAACTCCGTGCCCGCCAGCAGATCAGCACAAGTGCAACCGCTCAAACGATCATCGAGGCCATCTCCTCCGGTATTGGTGAACTTGCGGGAGTTGAATTTGTTAAAATGTATCAGAACATCACTTTGCTGGAGGACGACCGAGGGATTCCTGCGAAATGTATAGCCCCCGTTGTACAGGGGGGAGATGATGACGAGATTGCACAAGTACTATATCAAAAACTTGCGGCTGGTGGGGCCGATTCGTTCGGTTCAACGGAAGTCTCCATAGTAGATAACCAGGGGATTCCATACACCCTGAGATTCACCCGTCCAGCTGCCGTTGACATTTATATTGAAGTAGAACTTACGGTGGTCAATGAGAACGTCTGGCCAACAAACGGGGAGGACCTCATCAAAGCCGCCATCATAGCATGGGCCTCCCTGGGTGCATCGGGTTTAAATATCTCCAGTGCAACCCAATATGATCAGGATGGATATCTCCCTGGTCAATCGGTATATGCTACCGAACTGATGATCCCCTGTTATAGTGTGGGAGGGGTACAGATCAATTCGATCGTTATTGGAACGACTGAATCTCCTTCCGGTTCCGAAGTGGTCATCGATTGGGATGAGGTTGCCACCTTTGATTCCGCTAACATTACAGTAACGGTGAATTAAAATGTTCGATCCCATCACTATATCGGCTGGTAATTCGACTGAGAGGATGATTTCCCGGACTCTTCTTCAGTTTAGAAAATCACAGGTCTTTATTGACTTTATCGCTGCTATGGCCTCAGAAGTCCAGTCTCTTCTCGAGGCTTCCATTCAAGTTATTAAACAACGATGTCCGGCGGAAGCCGTTGGTAATCAGTTGGATGGTATCGGTCGTATTGTGGGTCAGCTCCGACTCCTCCTGGGGTTCGATACTATTGCTTGGTTCACTCCCGATAGACTTCTACAGGGGCCGGACCAAGTTCCTGTCTGGGTTACAAATGCCCCCCTGTCTGGGGATGTTGCCGCCGATGACACCTTTTTCCGTCAGCTTATCGAGGCTAAAGTTACCCGGAATTTTGTGCGTTTCGCTTCTATCCCCGAGATAAAACAGTTTTTTAGGCAGTCTTTTAACCTTGAGATAAGTTTTGTCCGAATCGATACAATGACTATTCAGGTGATCGTTCCGGATGAAACCAGTTTCAATGTGACCAGCTTATTAGAAAGATCCTGGGATATTGGCGGGGCAGAGCATATTTACTTTCTCCCCCTGGCAGCTGGGGTTCACGTATCTTCGGTCCTTCGTCTTTCTGAATA